GTAGCTAAGTTTATGCAGGTCATAGGAATACACAAACTTAACGAGCTTCTCGAAAAGCGGATGGTGCTTACAATTCTCCAAGATTGAGATAGTTCTCAAACTATAGTAGTCGCTACCTACTATTTTGTCCGCGAAGACATCAAATCTCTCTTGATATAATATCCTATTTAGAGCCCTGTAAGTAGGATATATACCGCCAATTTTTCCATTTACCATATAATCAGGATGGTACAACTTCTGAAGATATGTACAATGTTTTGAACTTACAACTGATTTTTCTTTGGAAATCTCAAGCCCATAACTTCTCAACGTCGCTATGAACTTATCGACCTGATCCTGCGAGTCAATTTTGTAGACTGCATCGTCCCCTTGGATGTCGAAGCAATCAGGTTTTAGACCAAAGTCGCTAGCTATCAGAAACTGAGCGATGGAATCCACCTCATTGGTAAAGGTGCTGCCTGACGGCACACCGTGCGGTCCCGTTAGTACTCCGTCCGGTGTTATTAAACCTATATTAGCGAAACGATAAGCTATTTGATCAAGCTCAGCATGGTATCTCTTTTGATACATGCCTTTTATATAGGAAAATGCCGCTTTCTGCAGTCTGCCTCTTACAGAAGTATCATATTTAGAGAAATCAATAGATACTAGTTTCTCACTATCCTTCTTCCCCCGAAATAGGTTAGTGATTGATTCGTCTACGTGATCAGGACCACGTAACGCCGACCTCCAACTCAAGTTTTTCTGAATTGTTAAGAGTGGGGAATAAAACCTGTATTCCTGAGCGCTATCAGCAATTGGATAACCCCAGACATTCCTAGTCTTTCGCGACTCTTGTGTACGGGTAAATAACACGCAAGGATCTTCTCTGTCTAGGAATTCGTCAAGTCGCCCGATTAATTCATTTTTGACTACTCCTTTCCTTTGGAGAAAAGGTAGACCAGAGTTCGTGTTATTCTTGAGTTCCTTGATGGCTTGTTCAGCGGTCAAGGGTCTAAGACGATGGCCCAACACCACGCCTTTCTGAAGGTCATCGGCACCGTTCGGAATATCTTTTCGAAAATATTCCTGGACCGAAGAGCGACGCTCAACCCAAGGTACAGCTATACTTCGGGGCCCTCTTTTGAGACGTTGCTCTCCTTCAATTTTATACAATACATCATTCAACAAATGTTTGTTAGCCTCCACAATCCTGTCCCACTTGGAAAAGAGCTTTTCAGGATCGTGTCGTTTACCTATCGGAGTGATAATTACGTTATCGCTACCAACAACCACTCGGTCTAGAGAACGGGAAATATAGTTAATCGCGTCCCGAT